CACGGTAATGAGGTCACCCAGCTCTAGCGACAGCAGCGCGACTGTTTCAGCCTGCGTCAGATCGGCTACGTCGATAGGAAGGGCGCTCAGGATCCATACCGGCTCACGGTTACGCGTCAGCAGTAGGTTGCCCATCGCTGTGGCGTCGGCCAGCGCAGCCAGCTGGGTGCTGCTGCTCAGGGAGTATTCGCCCCACTTGCTGATGCTGTCCTGCCGGCTGGCTGTGTAGCGTGGCTGGTCTGCGCCATCTGCCGCCACGCCGTAGCCGATAGATACATCATTTATCAGTCCGGCTGTGGTGCGCTGCCAGGTAGGGGTGACCAGCACGTCACACGCGTCTAGCACCAGCGCAGCCTGCGTGCCTCGCCTGTGGTCTGCGTCTGCGTAACGGATTTCTCCGTTGCGTGTCGTCCACACGATGCCGCCAGCGTCGCTGGCCACAGCTTGCGCTAGGTCTAGCGCCGGCTGGCTGTCCACATCACGCGCCAGGATCTGCACCGTGCCTGGGTCGCTGGTCGCTGGGCTGAGCACCACACCAGCTGCCGCCAGGATCGCTGACACGCGCGCACCGTCCAGCTGCTGTGGCCAGGGTGTGTCACCTACGGTGCGGCGTCCTAGGTCAGCGACTGAGCCAGTAGCGATCACCTGCGCCACAGCCTCATCGGGGGTTTCCTCGCCAGCCTCATCCCACCCCTGGCTGATATCGGTCACCTTGCCGCTAAAGCGCACCAGCACCGTGCCACCCACTGTGGTGGTCACCTTCACCAGCGCGCCCACATCTAGGGTGGCCGGCAAGTCTGCGTCTTGCGTGTCGGTGGAGATATCCAGCGTGCAGCTAGAGGCTTCTGGCTGGCTGTCGGTGTCATCCCTGCCGTGGTGGATGGCCACTGAATCGACTAGGCAGCTGATATCGGTGCCACCCACTGTGACCGTGTGCAGCCCGATCACTAGCTGACTCGCAGACCTACGCGCCGGCTGTGGCCAGATTGGATCCTGGCTATCTGCCTGGCTGTGGCTTCTGGGTCAATCGCGCCATTGACAATGATGGTTGTGCCGGCGCCGGCAGCACGCGCACTGACACGCGCCTGCGGCACAGCCGGCGCAGCGGATCTGCCCACCACATCGGTTTGCGGCACAGCAAAGCTGGCAGCGCTGGTCACGGCGCTCAGGCCAGGGATATGAGGCAGGCTGATTTTCGGCACATGAATCCGGCTCAGGGCGCCTATCAGATTCTCGACAGCACCTATCACGTTCTCAATCGCGCGTCTGATGGTGTCAAAGGGCGCAGCCACCTTGCTGGCGCCATTCTGGATGGCCTGCCAGACAGCGTTTACCTTTTCGCCGAAGGCGTGCGCCAGGTCGCCCACCGATGACCACAGATCGCGCCATCTGTCTTTCAGCCATCCCACCACGGCGCTGGCAGTAGCCCGGACAGCGCCGAAAACCACGCGGATCACAGCCAGATAAGCGCGCACGTACATAGACAGCGCCTGCCAGACTAGGCGCCACGCCACCTTCACAGCGTTAGCGATATTGCGCGCTATGGCGCTGATGGTCTGCCACACAGCACGCACCACGCTGGCCATCTTGCGTGCGCCGGCAGCAACAGCAGCCCACATGGCGACTAGGAACCGACCCACCACAGCGGCAGCTGTTTTGATCGCTGACCACACAGCCAGCACGATGGTGCGGAAGGTCTGTGACTTCTTCCACAGGATGATGACAATGGCCACCACGGCAGCAATCGCTGCGATGACCAGCAAAATAGGCCACAGCGCAGCGACCCAGGCAGCAATGGTGGCGCTGCCGGCCAGCGTCGTAACAGCCGTGTAGATGGTGACTGCGATATTCAGCGCGATGACAGCCACAGCCATGACAGCGATGCCGGCAGCGATGACGGTAAACAGGGTGCCGTGATCCTGCGCCCACTGACCCACCTTCACTAGCACAGTGGTCAGCTTCTCCATAGCCGGCAGCAGCGCAGCGCCGGCAGCTTCCTGGGTTTCGCCCAGCGCGTTTTTAAAACGCTTCATCTTGCCGGCAGCGGAGTCACCAGCGGCAGCAGCTGCGCCCTTTGTCTTATCGGCCACTTCCTTTAGGATGCGCCCGAAATTCTTTGATTTCAGCGCAGCCTGGCTGATACCTGGCACCAGCCGGCTCAGGGCGCTGGTATTGCCGCCAAACCCTTTCGCCATGGCGTCAGTAATGGATTTCAGCGGCTTGCCGGTAGCAGCGCTGATATCCATGGCCGTTTTCAGCGCCTTTTGAGATTTGGTCACATCACCTGTGGCGCGCACCAGCGTGGCCAGTGCTGGGCGCAGCTCATCGTCAGTGACACCTGTGGCGCGCGACTGTGCATCTATCCAGTCTTCTGTCTGAGCAATCTGCGCCTTGCTGGCGTCGGCGCCATTTTTCATGGCGTTAGCCAGCAGCGCCTGGCTTTTCGCGTCTTCTGCGGCAGCGTCGGCTGCGCTCAGTGCGGCAGCACCGACAGCCAGCAGCGCCACCCCTGCCACTTTGCTGGCAGCACCCAGACCGGATTTAAACTTGCTGGTCTGCTTTTCGGCTTGCGCCATCCCATCGCCACTGAGCTTAGTGACAATGTTGACGACTAGATCAGCGGAAGCTGCCACGCCGCCTCGCCTTTCGTATCTGTGCGCTCTGTTCCTCTAGCAGCTCTAGTGCTGTTGCTAGTGTCTCGTCTGTCTCCTGCCACCACTGGCTAGGTGCTGTCTGGGTAGCTATCGCTATCTCGCAGATCAGCCTGGCTCTACTTCCGTAGGGAAAGGCGCGCCAGCCTCGCTGTCTGGCTCATCGTTAATGGGCGCCACTTCTAGCACTTCCTCGCGCCACCTTTCCCAGGTCACGCTGGGTTCAATGGCGCCCGTACGGCGCGCGGCAGCCCAGCTGAGAAATGTCATCCACAACATGGGCGCCTCATCAAACTTTGGCCACGCTGGGCGCTGTTTCGGGCGCGTCAGATCCCACAGCACCATATCGGCGTTAGTGGTTTGCAGCTCTAGGTCTGGCTGGCCTTCCCTGATGATGGTCACACGCGGACAGCTCAGCTTTACTTCACCCATTACGCACCCCTAACGCGCCCTAGGATCCGCTGCGTTTCTCGCAGGGAGTTAGCTTCCACCAGCTGGGCGCTGTTGTCTGCTGCCGTGGTCAGGAACGGCTGCGCGCTGATGTGGTGCGCCGGCCAGCCATAGTGGATGACGGGCGCATAGATCAGATCGGAAGTCACGCACGCAGCGCCCTTACCCAGATCCTTTGCCACGATGCTGGCGCGCAGCTGGCCTGTGCGTTTCGGTGCGGCAGCCTGCGCCCTCTGCTGTACCAGCCTGGCGTTTTCGGTTTGGTCTAGCTCGCGGATATCAGACTCAGCGCTGGCCAGGGTGCGCTTTAGGGTGTCATCGCCCTCTAGCGTCACCTTGGAAACCTGGCTGTCGCTCATGCCGGCTGCAATTCCTCATCAGCCTCTAGCCCAGTGACGCCACCATAGGTGTAGGTGGGCTGACCCACTAGCGCAAATTCAAAATCGCTAGTCATGGTCTGCGTTACGTCACTGCCACCGAAATCAAGGGGATCCAGAATCAGCCGGCCAGCAGCAGTGGTGCCTACGTCTGTGTTCGGCGTAAACGTGAAATCCTGCTGGCTGCCAGGTGCTGACTGGCTCAGCGCGAAAAGCCCAGTGGCTTCTGCAATGTCGGTGTCTACGTTCCCACCGATGGTGTAGTCATAGGTGACTGCGCCAGGGACCACGGTTCCGCACAGCTTTGTCACGTTGTCGTCCTGCGATTTCGCGGCAGCGACAGTCACGTTATTGACTAGGCAGCTCACGTCAATAGCAGATCCAGTGGCGCCGATTTTCAGGGTGCCCGGTCCTAGGGGGTGCCCAGGTCCCGCAACTACATCAGGCATTCGGGTTACTTCCTCTCATAATGACGCGCAGCCGTAGGCCAGGCATCTGGGTTTGGTTGTCGAAACGCACCGTCACTGGCTCAGCCAGCTGCACCACGCACAGCGCCCACAACGCGCGCACCAGCTGGCCCAGCAGCCCGTCTGCTGTCTCCACCGTGGTGGCGATATAGCCAGCCGGCAGCAGCGCGTAAACGTCGAACGTGCCTCGCCCAGGAAGCGCTAGGACGCCATCAAAGGTGGTCTGTACCCAGACCGGCCACGCTGCGCCCTCCGTGGGCACGTCAGGCACCTGTGGCGATGCCGTGAGGCTAGGGACAGTGGCCAGCGCAGCCACGATCTGTGCGCGGCTGTCTGTTGCCACCAGTGCCGGCGCGCTGTCACCTAGCTTCACGCTCATGCCAGCACCACACGCCGAAAGGCACGCTCGTGCTCAGAAATCAGCGCGTCATAAGCCGGCAGAGTCTGTGGCCCATATTCGCCACCATCCAAACCCACCACACCTAGCGGCAGATTCTTTGCTGCACACTCACGCTGCACACGACGCAACAGCGCCTGCGCCAGCGCGTCTGGGTAATCGTCGTCGGTGGTGTCATCGGGGGTTTCCTGACCTGGCCACACACAACGCGCGATCTGATCCGTTAGCGCTGTGATCCGCATGCGCTCTAGCTCATCGTCCGCTATGACAGTGGCTGGCACGCGCAGATATGCACGCACTGTGGCCAGGTCAGGAATGGTGCCCATGCCGATCTGCCTTACGGCGCAGCCGGCAGGGTGTAGCTGGTAAAGGCATCGGGCGCGACATTCAGGAAGGCAGCAAAGCCGGCATAGCCGACCAGCTGACCCAAAACGTCAGGCTCGCCCACCTGCATGAGGCCGTCAATATCCTCATACCATTCGGCGAGGCGTGACGGGCCGGCCACCATCGTGTTAGCCGGGAAATGCTGATCCACCACCAGCCGCAGACCCAGCGGGTTGCCACCCTGATTAGTGAGGCTCAGGGATGGGAAGGCAGCCGATCCGTTGGCATTGAACATCCCGCCCATTTTCGCCCAGCTGTCAGGCGAAACCCACAGGGTATCCGGCAGACCGCCACCGGAATCCAGCGCGTTAGCAGCGCCCTCATACAGCGCCTGGGTGAGTGACTCACCAGTGAGCGCCACGACAGGGGTGGGTGGCCCAGGGATACTGGCGAGGAAATCGGAACAGGCCACGCCACAGGTGGTGATCGCGTACACCGTGGCGAAATCGTCAAAGACCAGCTGAAGGATGCCCGGACTAGTCCACTTGATATCTTGCCGGCTGATATTCAGGTGGCCGGCGTAGGTCTTTGCCTGCACAGGCAGCTCTAGCACAGTCATCTTCTGGCTGGCCGTCAGCGTCTTCTCTGTGGTCTGCTCTGCCACAGCCACATGCTGGTCAATGTATGGCCGGTTGAACTGCCCAGCCGGCAGCGGCTTGCGGCTGATCGACTCCACAAATGGCCGGCTAGAGTCAATCAGGTTGAGCACCGGACCCAGGACCGGCTTAGGCACGATGCCTGGGTTATCGGCCAACAGCTGATGCTGGGTGGCACGTTCCAGCTTCTCGATAGCGCTGGGATCCTTTGCCACCATCGCGCGATGCACGGTCACGGCGTAGTCACCCACCGACGCGAAATCGTCGGCCAGCTGGTACGGCTTCTGCTCGGTGCCGGCGCCAGACCGGACCACCTGAGGCGTGGCGCGCACCTTGCTGCGCAGCTCTGCTACCTGGCTGGCGTCAGTCTCGATCTGCGAATAGTGCGTGATCGCCTTTTGCAGATCGCCCAGCCGTGCCTGATCCCGGTCTACCTGCTGTTGTTCATCGTCGGTTACGTCACGGTTCTCATCGGCTGCACGGTTGACCAGCGTGTCAATGCCGGCGCGAATGTCGTCGTATTCATCGTTAAGTCTGTCCAGATAGGCGCCCATGGCCTAATCCCCTTTGGCATAGCGAAATTGTCTCGCCAGGGTGGCCAGTGTGTTAACGGATTGGCACAGGGTGGCTGGTCACTAGCGCGCCAGGGTGTCTGCTGCCTCATCCCACCTGGGGTGGCTGGTCATTCTGGGTTTTACCGTAGCCCAGCTGCCTAAGCGCGTCTAGGCGTGGCGTGCTGCTGCCGGCATTCACCATCACATGTTCGCGCGCGACCAGCACACCAGCGCCGGCATATTGCGGCACAGCAGTGGCAGCCACATGAGACAGCCCGCATTGTTCACGCGTCACCACAACCTGGCCGGCGACAGTCTCCCGCTTGCTGCGATAAACGCGCGCAGACACAGACCAGCCGGACAGCTCACCAGCGCGCGCGGCTTCTGCCTGGGGGTGGTGCCGGTCTAGCCGGAAAGCCGGCCACAACCCTTGTGAGTCTTCTGTGATCGACACGCAGCGCCCTAGATATCGGTCGCCATCGTCACCATCGTGGCCGACCATCAGGTTTACCCAGCGCGCGCCTTTCGCTACGTCACGGCTAAACGCGCCGGCTGAGAACACTTCACGGTAAAAGGTCACGCCATCGTCAGACACCAGCGACTCAGTGCCGTAGGGAACGGCTAGGCCGTACAGCGTCCAGCCATCGCCTGTGGTTTCCATCGGCGCAGCAGCGCTGCGCTCAATTACCAGCTCCATATCAGCTCACTTCCGCTGGCGTTAGCTCCGGCACGCTTTCGGGGGTGGTGCCTTCCACGGCAGCAGCCTCTAGGGGTGGCCTGCCCAGCACGGCGCGCGCCTCATCGTGCGTCAGGATCCCGGCATCGGTGTACGTGCGCAGCACCGTGGCTGTGGTGGACTGATCCGCTCTCATGCGCCCTGCCCAATCGAAACGGACAATGCTGCCGCGCGGCACCAGCCACTTAGTGAACGCTGCCGCCAGCGGATCCGCGTACCGGCTCACGCTGTCACGGATAAAGTCAATGTCCGCTGTCTCGACATTCTGATAGGTCATCGTCGTGCCAGGTAGACCCAGCTTATAGGCAGGGATTCCCAGCATCATGGCCACTGATTCGGCATTCCACTGCCGGCTCTGTACCAGCTGGTTTTGTTCGGCGTTGCTGACCAGTGGTGTCAGCACATAGCCCATCGGCAACACGACAGGCTCACGCGTGTTGGCCACAGCACGCCATGCCGTTTTCAAATCGTCTGCCTGATCCTGGGTCAGCACCTGTGGCGATTGCAGGATGGCTGGCGGCATCGCGCCACCAGCAAAGTAGCTGCCGGCGTGCTGCTCAGCAGCGACAGCACCACCCAGCCATTCGCAATACTGCGCCAGCACACCCCTGCCCAGCGGCTCACCACTGCGGCTGCCGTAGCTGACGTGCAGCAGATCCGATGGGCTGTAGGTCTGGCCAGCGATGGTGAACCAAAACGCGCCCGTTTCAGGGTCGGTGAGGATCCACACCTGATCCGCTGGGATGGGCACCACAAACCGTGGCCAGGGATCCGCTGGGTTGTCGCCGTAGCCCAGGAAGGCGAAATGGTTTCCGTACAAAATGCCGTCTTCTGCGGCAGCCCATCGGTAATGCCATGGCGTGGTGGTCGGGTCAGGGTCGGTGACCACGTTCGGCTGGTTCGCGCTGCGCTGGTACACACCGACAGCCGGATCCCAGACCGCTGCGTGCCAGTCCGTGGCTGCCACAGCGTTAGCCAGCAGCGCCACCCCCCGACCGAAAGCCGGCAGACCCATGGCGCTAGCTTCGGTGGCCGGCAGTGGACTGGTCGGATAGTCGCCACCTAGAAGGAACGTCCAATCCGTTCTAGGCCGCAGACCACCATTCGCCTGGCTATACAGGCGCCTGCGCATCGCTTTCGCTCGATAGTCGTTAGTAGGCATAGAACGGCTGCCATCCTGCCTCAGGTCGGGTTACGGCTTGCACAGCCCAGCCGGCTGCGCGCACAAGGTCTGAGCGCATGCCACGATGTGGCACCTGCAATCCACCAGCGCCACTAGGGACGACACGCACAGCGCACATCTGGCCTGTCAGCGCCGGCTCATCGGCGTGAGCCAGCCGGCCAGTGGTGACCAGTGATCGCAGCAGCGGCAGAGCTGTCCGCGTGTCCACCGTGGTCTGTGGCAGCACCGTCAGACCTGGCAGCCAGTCACGCACCGTGGCTGCGTCAAGGGTGGCGCCCACCAGCACCGTGCCCGTATCGCGTTCACCCACCACCCAGGCAGCCCAGGCGTACGCCTCAGGGCGCGTGGCGTGCAGCGACCCCCAGACCAGCACGCGCCCATCGGGCAGGACACTGGCAGCAGCAGCAGCCGCACCTAGGCCGTAGTAATCCTCCACAGCCACCACCAGTGGCGCGCCGGCTGCCGGCGCTGCGGACAGATCCCCCAGACGCTGCCACGCTTCTGGGTCTACCAGCGGCTCATCACGATGGGTGGTGACCAGCTCGCGTGCCGGCCACACGTTCAGAAACTGCGCGCGGAAGCTCTCAACAGGGTCATCCTCATCAGGGTCAGCGGAGACACCCTTACGCACCCTGGCCAACTTCTGGGTCAGCAGCCGTTCGCGTGACTTGCTCCAATGGGGCGATGCCTGCCGCCACGCCAGCTGGTCACCCAGGTCATCGGTCGCTGCCGGCGCTGACCACTCCAACAGCAGCGATCCTGTGTCTTCACCCCAGGCAGCCAGCATCGCGGCACGGCGCAGCAGCACCAGTGGTGTGGCCTGCCTGTGCGCTGTCGAGAACAGCACCAGCTGGCCGTTCGGCTTCTCAGTCAGCGTCGGCTCTAGTGCGTCTTCCACAATCTCAGGGGTGACGCGCCACGCCTCATCCACCAGCGCCACATCGGCTGAGTAGCCGTAGACAGACTGGCGCGCACGCACCAGCCACCTGCCGCCAGTGGGCGCCGAAATCTCGGTTTCTCCGTTGGCTTCCCTGACCCGATAGCCACCCATCTGGCGTGCCCAGACACGCGCCGGCTGCTGCACTTCCCGGCACACCGGCAGATCCTTGCCTGTGTGCAGCACCAGCGGGCTGTCACCCAGGCGCCGATCATGCATACGCCAGCCGGCCAGCACCCTGAGAAGGATGCTCTTGCCCACCTGCCGCGCAGTGGACACCAGCGCATCAGGCCACACCAGCTGCCCATCAGCGTCATATTCCAGCAGCCGATAAAGCGCTAAACGCTGCCACCAGCGTAAATGAACCTGCCAGGTAGCCTGCGCCCAAAACTCCGCATCTGGCCCATAAGAGCCGACCGCCAGCGGATTAGGCGGCGACATAAGACGCGGCCACGCCGCATTATCAGGGATAACCCGCAAAGGAGATAACCACGGCGCCATATCCCAGATATCGCTATTGTTATCAGGCGTAATCGGCTCGAGAATCGGCTCAATATCCGGTAAACGCTGGATAACCGGCGGATAATCCTGATAACCGCCGATATCAAGGGGGTTTCCGGGATTGGCAGTGCCAAGCGGTAGCTGTGGGTTATGTAGAAAATCAGGGTAGGATTTTCCGTTTTCCTTTTCTTCTTTAGCGCTTTTGCTTTTCGTTTCTGAATTACCGACGCCATTACCTATGGCTATTGGCTGGCCTGTTAATGCTGCGCGTCCTGCTTTAGCGATGGCATTGCGTAATTGCATACCGTGTTCTCTGTTGCATTTAACGTGCGATGGTCTGCTATTGCTGTCGTCTCCACCTAATGCCACAGGGTCTGGGTGGTCTAGGTCCCATGGGTCACCTGGCCTGATGGGTTGACCACAGCGCATGCATGGCACAGGCAGTCTGGCCTGCCAGCGTCGGCGCCGGCTGCGCCACTGCGAGCTGGCGTATAGCGGGTTGCTGCGCCGGCTGCCGCCTGGGTTTGTGGGGCTGACCTGCGCAGACATACACCTAGCCTGCACCTGTTGGGGTGTGCCGGCTATGGCCTGTTCGTATTCATCTGCCACACCTTTAACAACTTGCCATCCTTTGCTGCTCTATTCGTTCGCGCGCGCGGTCAGTGACGAGATAGGCAACGGTGAGTATCTGGCCGTATCTAGTTGTCCGTTACTGTCCGTTAAGGGGTATGGGGGTGGCCAATACGGTCACCTCAGGGGTGGCCAATATGGCCACGGTAGGGGGTGGCCAATCTGGCCACGGTTAGGCACCAGCCTGCGCGAGTTATCCACAGGGCGCGTTACGCGTTATCCACCTGTGGACTACCGACCGAACCCAGCCGGCAGCCGTAGCTCATAGATCACGCGTTTACCCTGGCGCTTATTCGTGCGCACCACATAGCCGGCAGC